GTCCTAGCGTTACTTCACCTTTTTGTTCACTAACAAACGGTGAATTTTGATTTGTTGCATATCTTAATTCTTTTTGCTCCCCTGTTTTTTCGTCAAACCATAATAATGGATGTCTACTAGTGTTTCTAGAATTTAAAGTATATGTTAACGGTTCTTTTTCGTTTAATAGATAGTATCTTCTATCTTTCATCTCCCATTTAGGGGCTTGTATTTCTTTAGTTTTTGACATGATATAATATAATATAATTAATAAAAGTAATAGTTACCCCCGTTAGTTTAACGAGGGTAAGTACTACCGCAATCTTATTGTTGGAATAATACGAAATTATTCGCAGCTTGAGTAACCAAACATCTTTCAGATAACCAGTTAACTTGCATCGCGTCTAAGTTAGTAGTGTAAGCACCACCAGCAGATCCTGTGATCCAGTTTTTGTATCTTCTGTCTTCAGTTTGAGAAGCTCTATATCTAACGTGTAAGAATGGTCTTCTTATGTTAGTACCTAATTGTTGGTCATACACAGTTGATGTTCCAGCAGGTATTAATACACCTTCTATTCCACTTACTGCAACTCCACCTCTTGTAGAAGCATCGTTTAAGTATTTCCAGCTAGTTTTGTAGAAGTCATAAGAACCTCTTCTAAAACCAGAGAAACCTAAATTAAGTGCCATATCTTCAGAGTTTTCAAATAAACCATAAGCAGTACCACCAGATTGTCCAGCAGAGATTTGCCCTAGCATATCATCAAAATCTAAATCAAGACCTCTATTTAAGAAAAGCATGTTTTCTTCGATAGCTCCTTGAGTATCTAGGTTTTTAAGTACTTGATCAAAATCAGAAATACCAGTACCTCCAGAAAATCCAGATAGTATGTTACCTCTTGATTGAATAGCAGCAAAAAGACCTTCAGATCCATAAGCGTTGATACCACCACCAAATCCTTGGATGTTAGCTTGTTGAGCAGCAAAACTTTGTCCACCAGCTCCAGTAGCTAATTCACCTTCAACCATTGCCATTTCTAAGTAGTCATCAAATCTTAGTCTTGTTTCAGACTCAGACTTTAGATACCATAAGTATCCTGATGTACCATCTTCTGTAGCAACTTCTACCCATCCAATCTGTGCCATATCAGAACCATTAATTTGGAATGAATCTTTTATGATAATAGGATTGTTAGAATATTGAGTAAATGAAGGTTGAATAGATTTGTAAGAACCAGCGGCTAAACCATTGTCTACAGGTCCAACAGATCCTTTAGCAAAGATAGAACCGTAAACAAACATTTTAAGGTTTGTAGCTCCAACTCCTAAAGCATCCCAGTTAGCTGCAGTAAATGGATAAGCAATAACTCTTTGTCCAATACCACCTGGTAAACTAGTAGATACCACACCTTTTAGTGTAACACCAGTAGATGGGTTCATTACAACGATTGTATCATTTGGAAAAATAGCATTTGATACAGCTGGGTTACCACCTAAAGCAAATTCTAATTGTGCAACACCTGCACCACCAGTTTGATTTACATTGTTATAAGAAACGTGTAATCTATTTTGTTCTGACCAAATTACTTGATCAGATGTCATTGGCATTTCAGCGCCAACCATTCTAAGGAAACCATTTAAAGTTCTGTTTCCATATCTTTCTACCTCAGCTTCATATACTTCAGGTAGGTACTGTTGTACAAAGTCGTTTGCACCACCAGTATTAAACGCTAAATAATTGTTTTGTAGCGCTAATTGTTGTTGAGAAGGTATTATACTTCCAAACACAGGAGTAATTTGTCCCATAATAATTAATTTTGTTTTTAGTTAAATTTTCTTGTTTTAATCTTCAGTTTTGAAGAATCAAGACCACTGATCGATTTAACTTTTAATCCACCAACAAATACGTCTCCGGTAGGCGATGGCCTAACATCTTCGGATATGTTTTTAGATTTAGCAACAAGATCTTTAGTAGCATCGGATTTACCTTGCTCATAAAAATGTTGTGCTATCTTGTCAACGTTTTCAGCGGCATACATAGCTTTATGATAACCTTTAACATCTTTTACATTACCTTTGTCATCTAAGAACTTCTTAATTGTGTTTGCAATATTCGATTGTTTAGTTGCAACTTCACTTGGATTTTTAACACCGTATCTAAATTTTTTTTCACCAACATTAATATCAAAACCTTTGAAATCATTAGTGAAATACTCTTTAGTATTAGCTTTAAAAGCCTCATGTTGTTGTTGAGCTGTGTTTTGCTCTTCATTATAGCGATTGAAAAAGTCCATAGCTTTTTGTTGGTCTCGTGTAATACCAGGTCTCAACTTGATTTCCTCGTAATATTTACTTTTTAAACCATCTAAATGCTTTCGGGCTTTAGCAACCTCTTCTTTATACGCAAGTTTCTTTTTACGAATCTCACGTTCCTCGTCCACTTCTTCATCATATGAAAAATTATCTTCAATCATGAAATTAATTTCACTTGAATCTAAGTGTGATTTGGCTTGTTTGTAATACTCTCTTAATAGAGTATCGTTGTCTACGTTAGAATAATCTGCATTTAATCTTACATAATCTTCTAATGTTCCACCAGTTTCTTTCATAAAGTCTACGACTTTTTCAATGTTTTCTGGTAGCTTAGCTATTTCTCTTGCCTCTTCTGGAGTTGGAGCAATAACTTTTTCTTCAATTTTTTCCCCTAATTCTACTATTTCTTCTTCAACGACCTCTTCTATAGGTTTTACTTCTTCTTCAACTTCAGAAATCGGGCTGGGCTCTGATACTTGTTCGTCCACTTTAGGGCTATTTCCGGTTTGTTCGCCCACAACCACCTTCTTTGTTTCTCCGACTTGAATGGCATCTGTTTCTTCTGTTTTAGGTTTTGATAAATCGACTTTAATAACATCGTCTTTTACCAATTGTTTAGGTTTACGTTTAATTTTAAACGTGCCTTCTTCTTTTACTTGTTCTGACATAATATAATATAATAAAAATTAATAAATAGTTTATTGCGGTTCAAACTGCTCTAAACCAAATCCGCCTAAATTATCCATACCTGCTGATTCAAAATCTGTAGGTAACAAGTCATTTTGACGTTGCTCAATCATTTTAGATTGTTGCGTTGCTTGTATTTTTGTTCTTTTATCTTTACGATCTTCTATAAATTGTTCTTTTTGTCTATCGGTGTTAATTTTAGCTTGTGCTAATTGTAACTGATAATTAAACTCTTCAGCCATTAATTGTTTTTTAATTAATGCTTCTTGCTCCATTCTTTGTATTTCAAATTGAGATTTAGCTTGTTCAATTTGTATTGAAGTTTGTGCTAAAGCTTGTTGTTTTTCAACTTCATTCATAGCCGCTTGTTCAGACTGTTGCATATTAGCCTGTGCTTGAGCTTGAATCATTTGTTGTTGATTAGCTTGATCTCTTTCTTGCTTTTGCTTTCTTTTAAGCTTAAGCATTTGATTTGCTAACTTAAGATTTTTTATTTGTCTAATATCTATAGCATCTTCCAAATCAATACCTTGATTTTGTAATGCTATTTGAATATTTTGTTCTAACTGTGCTTTTTCTTCATCATCAGGTTCTAGTTCTAAAAATATACCAAAATCATGAAGATTTAAAGAATCTATTTCTTTTAATGTTTGAACATTAAAAACAGATATACTTTCTTTTAAAGAGTTGGCTGTTAATGGAAACATTAAAGCATCAGCTATTCTTAATGAAACATTTTCACAAGCTCTTAAAGTTAAATATAAGCTAGCATCTAAAATATGTTTTGTAGCTATGTTAGAAGCATTGGCAGCCATTTTTTGCAATCCGACTAAAGCGTCCTTGTCTGGTAAACTGCCGTCTCGCGCTTCATTAAGACCTGTTACGTCTCTTATCATCTGTAAATAATACTGATATGTATTTACAAGTGATGCTATTTTTCCGTTTGCACTGGAGGTTTGTAATTCTTGTATAGGTACCTTACCTCTATTAGGATCACCATCTTGTGTTAAACTTCTTCCAACTATACTACCAGTTTGAAAGTACATATTTAAAGCCTCTTGTGGATTGTAATTAGTTCCATTACCTAAATCCACCTCTGCTAAACCATCTACATCTACAAAAACACCATCTGGAACCATACGTTGAATTACTTGTTGTAATTTTAACGATGTTAATTGTATCATATCGGCAAAACCAGTTATTCTACTAACAAGAGACTCTATACGACCTTGATATAAATTAGGCGCACATATAGTATAGTTCATATTAACCTTTGTTGTGTCAGAAACTGGTCTTGTCATGTTTTCAGCTAATTTCCATTCTAACATTTGAGGTACACCCATTACTTTAGCTCCACTAAATAAAACCTCTATAGATCTTGAAACCCTATTAAAGTTATCGCTAGGTGGAGGGTTAAAAGTATCTGGTTTTTCTAAAGTTTTTTCTAAACCGGTATCAGTTTGTTTTATTTTAAAAACTTGATCAATAAATGTTTTATATTCAAAAAATAATATTTGAACTAAATCATTATCGTAATTAGGATTAGCTATATAACCATCTCTACCTGGATATTTAACCATTTTTTCTAACTCTTGATCAGTTAAATATGGAAACCTTTTTTTAATTTCAGCTAAAGTCATTGACTTTATTTCACCTATATAATATATGTCTTCAAAATTAGGATCATTAGTATAAGAATATACTAAATTAGCAGGATCAACATACTCTACTAAAACACCATTAGATTTAGTAAAATTTGTTTTTACAGATCCTATACCTATTGTTGTAATATCTTCAATAACTCTTTTTTTAGTTAAATGATATTTATTATTAGCTAAAACATTGTTTATAACTTCTTCTTCAGCTATTTCTATACTTTGTTTATAGCTTAATTGCATATGCAATTCTAATTCTTCTTTAGTTCTTGGAAGATCTACAGCTGGAATATTTGATTGTGAAAAGTCTTGACCAGTATTTTGCTTTGCTGTTTCTAACAAATCTTGAGAGTACATATCTCTAACTATGTTAGTTGCATATTGAGTTCTTTGTTTTAAAGCAAAAGGATCTTGTGAAAAAGCTTTTATATCATAATTTTTAGATGCAATACCATTTACTACTATATCTACAAATTTAGGTATAATAGGTACTGGCTTCCAGTCTAAATTTAAATAAGATAAATCACCATTTATAGATAATTCATCTTTATATTTTTGTACGTTTTGCTCTCCTCTAGCATATAACCTAAGATTATGAAAATTTTGGTAACCTGTATTCCATCTACTACCATTAACTCTACCACCTCTAAACCATTCATACTCAATGGCTTGTCCTACTAATAACCCATATTCTAAACTTCTCTTTTCCTCTTCAGATACCATCTGATCAGGAAACGCACTATTAACACCAGTGTTTAATTTCATCTAATTAATTATTTTTGATTCTCTACCTTTGTTATTATATTTTGCAAAACTTAAATTAACAGGTTGTCTTACAGTTTCAGGTATGGGTCTATATTTGTTTTTATTACAAGCCATGATAGCTAAACCAGAGCTTATAGATGCATCGTGTTTTGTTCTATTGTTTATATCAAATGCTGCCCAGTCTTCTAATGTTCTTTGAAAATACATCGTTCCATACTGTTCATTGTTGTAGCCAACAAACATTTCAATATAAGCTTCAATAGCCGCAGCATGGGCTTGTTTTACATCTTCACTCGAATTAGGTATACCACCTATTTCTTTTTCAGTTACAGATAATTTGTGCATTGTTTTATCTGGTCGGTTCATAGAATAACCTCTGTAACCTCTTCTTTTAAAATGATACAATAGTCTTGGTTTATTATTTTCTGCAAGTATAGGCATACCATAAAAAACACAAGCCATAAGTACATCTTCAAAAAACATTTCAGCAGTTTGTGGTCTAGCTATATATTCTAAAAAAAATAAATTAGGTGGAGCATCTTCCATGCTAAACTTAGTTAAACCATGTAATGAACCTTTAGAACCTCTACCGTCTACAGTTCCTGATATATCGTAACTGTCACACCCAAAAGCACCCATGTGTTCATTTCCTGGAAACTTTCTACCATTTTTTACAAGAACTCTGTTTTGTTGACTAACATTTGGCACCCAAGAAACAAAAAACCTACCTTGTTTGCTTGGAACAAACATAACGCTTGTATCTTTAATCCCACCTTCCCATTGAAAATTACCTTGTGTAACTGTGTTTGAGTGTTTTAAATCTTCGTTATAATCTATTTGTTCGTATATTTTTGTTAAATTAAATAAAGATTGTTTAGTCTCATCTCTAAAAGCATGTTTTTCTGTACGTGGAAACTGTCTATATAGTTCATTAAGCGCGTCAGGATCATCCTTAAGGCCATCTACTTCATTTTCCCAGTGTTCGATAACACCAATTTCAATCGGGAAACCATCTGGTCCTTTTTTGGGTTTTTTGGGTGTCTCAAAGACAGGTAACCCATAAGAATCGATGTATCCTTCGTAATTCCATTCCATAGGTATGAACAAGCTATATAATCCCGAGCTAGTCTGCCCATTGCGGTTTCTTCTGGTAACGTCTGAATCATCGTATAGTTTTTTATAATTTCTACCTCCTTTGTCTAAAGCGTTTGATGTTGACCCCATCATACACTTACCTATAATTCTAGAACCTAATCGTAAACAAGTTTTCGTAACTCTCCAGTTATTTAATATATTATCAGGTTTTTCCCACTTACCAGATTCATCGTGTACTAATAATTGTAATTTTTCACCATCATAGCTGTTGTCTCCAGTGTTTTTCCAGTCAATAGTTGTATCTAATCCTTCTATCTCCTCTAACTTTTCATTGCTATCTAATTTACGTCTTGTAAATCTACTAGCGGGAACTCTATATGCAAGTTCTGTTTTTGGTCGATCCATACCGTCTTGAATCGGTTTGAAGAAAAATGGATAGTTGACGGAAATTGGTACGATTTTATCGGTAAACATTTTCTTTGCATCAGCCCCGGACTTCGAAAGGACACCGTATCTAGCATCACTAGAGATAGTGGCAAGGTTGACAGTTTCACCTGATGCCATGAATGAAAAACCAGACCGTCTGTTTTTGAGGTAGCACATTCCGTAGCAACGGTAATCTGCTTTACAAGCTTCCCAGAATATATAGAATAATCTGTTTGCTTCCCTAAAATCTGCTTGCCCAACATCAATCTTGGACCACTGCAGGTACATGTAATGAGTACCAGTAATATAAGTAGCTTTACCTTTATTAGTGAACCAATAGCCTTCGTGGCGCCTAGCAAATTCTCTATCAATATACGCATACCATTTTTCTTTAAAATCATCTGGATATTCTTTCCAGTCAAATATTGTTTTAATTTTATTTAATGTTTTAGGATACTCATGTACTTGCCATTTGTCGTAATCCTTGTTAACATCTTTTTGTTTTGGTAATGCTATTTTTAAATTTTGTATTTCATAAACCTCACCTATTTCACCGGTTTTAGATATAACAATAACATCATATTCTTTATTGTAACCATAATCCCATTTTTTAGATTTATTTAATCTTTTTATGGCTTGTGGTTTTATATGATCAATTACTTTGTATAATGTTTGCTCGTACATTATTTAGATCTTCTTTCTGCAAAACCTCCAAAAGCTTCTTTTTTCTTTTCTTCTTTTGGTTTATCGTTTAACATATCCTCTTCTTCTTTAATACGGTTGAGTATTTCAAAAGCATCAAATATAGCTAACTTTTTAGTTGCAGCGGCGTTTTTTAATCTATCAGCAGATATATCGTCATCAGAATCTACAATAGCTTCTTTAGCTACTTTAATTAATTCTTCAACCGCTACGTGCCCAGCGTGGATTATATTCTTCTTCGTTTCCTTGACGTTCATGTTTAATTACAATATCATTAGATTTCATACAATAAAGACGTTTGCCATCAACGACAAAGTCATATTCTCCGTTAGGTGTGTAACCAACTAAGTCTCCCTCGTTGAGTCCTAGCGCTTCTAAGGCACTATTACCATATTTTAATACACCAATAAGATATTGCTCCTGATCTGACACTGTATTGTCATTACTTTTGATTGGACTTATGAAACATCTATCATTGATAGTTATCCATTTATCTTTTCTTTTGTATAAGTAAACTTGATCTAATTGAACAAAATATAAACCATCTTTGAAATAAGACTTACTATTTTTTTCTTCACCTCTCATGTTGTACCATCTTCTAAACACGTTATGATGAATCATTATTAAATCACCTTTTTTAATATCAGTTTTAAATGATAAAGGTGTTTCTATAACTTTAGCTATATTATTTACAGACTTAAAAGTTTCTACTTGGGTATTGATTATAAGGCTTTTGTCACCTACTTTGACTTTATTAGAATATCGCTGGCCAACAGGCTCAACGATAAAATCAAATAAACTTTTCATTAATATTCTAAATCATACTCAACGGAGATTGCCATGTTACAGTTGAACTTTTTCCATGGCAATACCTCGTCTCGTTTTTTGATGTAAATATTATAAGAATTATCTGTCTTATCGGAAAGTATATGAGATATTGTATGACCACCATATACTGACTGCCCCAACGAGTAGTGCATAGCATCAGTTTTATAGTCAGAACCAATACTTATCTTTCTAATTACAGACGACATTACTTCTTATCTTCTTCTTTTTCAATAGGAGTAAATGATCCATCTTCTAAATTAATATTAATAGATCCATACTCGTCTTCTAATTCTTTTTTGAAGTCTTCAGTCTGCTTGTTAACTTCATGGAACTTACCCAATACTGCGGTTTTTTGGGCTTCTAAAAATCCAACTTCGTTTAAAAATTTGTTTAATTCTTTTTGAAAGTCCTGAATTTTTTTCAGTTGGTCTTTGGTAATCATTTGTTTTACTTCACTCATTTTAATTTAATTTAATTGGTTATTAATGTATTAATATAGTTACAGGTTTTCTTCACTTTTTAAATAAACTTGTAGCTTTTTCAGTTGTCCGACCACCGAAATAGGCTAAAACAACAGACATCATTACTTTTTCAAAAGTATCGTTCCACGTTTCGCCTATATGAAACGGAATAGAATCTATGCTATCAAGTAAACCAGCAATAGAAAATATAACAATACACCACACTAAAACTAGTGGGCGTACATTTTTCGAAAGCCACGAATCTGACATTGAATCGGCTTTCCATCTTGATGTAACAGCTTCCATCTCTTTATTTTGTTGTTCAAATATAAGCTGTTGTAGTTTTATTTTATCTTCACCACTTACGTCGGATTTACCGATAGCGGCTATAGCTTCAGCAGGTGATGTTACACCGCTTAGCACACTACCTAACGCGGGGTTAACTAATGATGCAGCACCGAACAATAGTTTACCTACTGTAGTTTCTGCGAATTTTTTTTTAGGTTTAGACATATTTATTCTGCTTTATATGCGGGCGCTTCCCACGGTAAAGTTTTATCACCTTCATCAAAAGATGATCTTAAATATTTTTTTCCTTTCCAGTACATTGCATCTTTATCATAATCTAAATCACCTCTTGCCATTTGATGTATATGAACATTTTCGTGATTTATAGTTTCTTTTATTAACTCTGGATCAGTTATATCTTTATTTATTAAAATGGTTCCCCTTTTGTCAGCTCTACCTATAACATCACTTTCTTCAAAAGCAACATTAACTATTGGAGTAGGAAATTTATCAAAAGGTGGTTTTAGTTTAAAACTCATTTTCCTGGAAACATTTTATTAAGAGTCTCTTTACGTTGTTGGCAGCCACAGGGTATGTTTAAACCCTGTGACACCGCATCAACAACTTTTTTAATACCAGTTACTTTAGTGAAAGACTCTATTTTATCACCTAAGCCTTTAGGTTTCATCTTAGCTAAATACTGCTGCTGAGAATTGAACAAATGTTAAAGCTTGTCCAGTTGCACTAACAGTTGCAGGAATACCTCCTATTTTTGCAACAATACCTCCTGGATTAGAAACCCAAGCATCTTGTACAACATCAGCAACATTGTATCCAGCTGCAGCAGCTGTGTGCGTTAGTGTAAGCACGTCTTCAGCGGCAACACCTGTGTTCATGTTGATAACTGTGCTTGTAGCGTTTACAGCAAGAACACTTAAAATATCCTTTTTCTGAATAACTACACTTGTTTGGCCATTAACCGCTGGCGTAAGCGGGATTTGTAAATAACTCATAATAATAATTTTTGTTTTGTTAATTGTTTTTATTTGGGTATACTAATAATGGTGTTATTTGGTTTAATGTTTATATCCTTTTTTAGTAGAACCTTTAGACATATTTTTTTCAATAGCAGCTTGTCTTTTAGCTTCATAACCACTTAAGTCCCCGCTGTTATCTAAGTCTCCTAAAATTTTATTTATACCATAACTTTTAGAGCTGTGAATACCTTTATTTGGTCCATCATTCGTTGTCCCATAAAGCTTTTTAAAATCAGCATATATAGGAGTTGATCTAGAGTATGTAGTAGGAGAGTTTGCGATTCTACTTCTACCACCAGGAGCGTCGGGATTTTTATATGAAGGTGTAGTATCGCCTGTTCGACCACCACCAATATTGCCATAAGTTCTACCTTTTAAATCCTTTTTAGATTTTACTTCAGGTATACCATATCCTCTCCTTGTTGTATTAGCTTTTTTGCTAGCATATCTTCCAGCAATATCACCAAAATCATTTAAAACCTTTTGTCCTAAACCTGCACTTGAATTGTTTTGTAATAAATTTTTAAATGTTTTTTGATAAGCTGAAGCAGAGTCTTTTTTAGCCTGCATTTCCCCTGCGTAAACATCTCTATTTCTATCGCCTAACATCGATTGCATTGCGTAATTACTAGCGCTATTAATAGATTTAATTGTAACTGGATTATTTTCAGAACTTGAAGAGCTACTTGTAGACGAGCTAGAACTAGATTTCATGTTTTTTGCCTTAGTATTTCCATAATTTAAAACAGCTTTTCTATCGTTTACATCAATTCCAGCTGCAGCCATAGCACTCATATCTTTTGCAGAAGATGTAAGATTGTTATAAAAAACATCCTCCCCCTTATCTACAATTGGTGTTGAGCTTTTTGAGCTAGAACTAGAAGGCGTGCTTGAAGTTGTCGTTTTGCTTTTGCTTAAAGTAGCACCACTATCATCTATTTTAAAACTAACATCTCCTGTTGTTGAATTTTTTGGTTTTTGATCTTTTTTTGCTTTAGCTAATCTAGCTGCTTTTTCAGCTGCCGTTTCTGGATCATCAAGTTTACCTGCTCCATATGCTTCTTTTATGTATTTAGATGCACCTCCTGATATTTTGCCAGGTTGCATCATTTCTTGATCTCCAACTAATTTATAAGCACCAAGAGATTGGTTTTGATTCATATCCCCCATTTGCTTGTAAGTGCCTGGCATTTGGTAATTGTCATGACCGTGAATATTTATTTGTTCACCGTTGTTTCTAATGTGTTTTGCTGATCCCATAATTTTTTTTATTTATTGTGTTGCATATGTTTAGACAAGAAAGTATGATCGTGTCTAATGTCTCCAGCTAATTTTGATATATGTTTTTCATCAGCTGTTTGGTTAATATCTTTATATTTGCCTCCTTTTTTTTGATCATCTAAAACATCTCTTTTTAAATAATCTATGTGAGCTTTGTCATCTTTGATAGCATCTTTTGCGTTACCTTTAGTTATTTTTGTATCCATAATTTATTTTTTAATTTAATGCCACCAAGTTTGATATACCTCCAGCAACACCTGTTATTTGAACAACAGAAACTGGTAATACAAATCCTTGAGCAGGATTAGTAAATGTTATTGTTTCATTATCAGCTGTTAAAACTGATATACTAGGTAATACATCAAAACTGTAAACTAATTGTATATCTGCTGCAATATTAACAGCTTGATCTAATATAAAGTTAGATGAATTAGTTACAGTTGCAACTTTAGTACCAGCAGGAACACCTACACCACCCACGTTCATACCTGCTTGAATTAAAGTATTAGGTGATTTTAAAACTAAAGCTGTGTTTGTTGATACGTTGTTGTTATTAGTAGTAATAGTTGAGCCATCAGCTCCAGGTGATGTACCTACAAACAAATTATATTCACTCCAACTTCCTTGATTTATACTAAAAAATGTAAGTGTTTGACCAGCTTGCATTACAACTGATTTATTTAAAGTTACAGTTGTGTTTGTATCGTGTACAACACGAGCCACCATAAGATGATCGTTAATACCTATAACTGGATTCATTGTAGGACATGTTATATACATACCCACTTGAATATTTCTATTTAAAGTTAAAACTAAAGTAACAGAAGGAACAGCATTAACAACAGAAGTTGCTGTTGTCGATTGTATTACTTTAACCGTACCATCAATTAATTGAGTTGCGCTTACAACAGGAACAACTCCACTCTTGTAAGATTCTGTGTAATAATTTCTAATCATTTTTTATTTTTTTTATTTTTATTTTTATTACAAAAGTTTCTAGCAGCTTCAACACTACCAAATCCCCATTTTTTTAAAGCCATAGCTTTTCTAGTTGGCTCACCATTAGCACCTTTCATTGCTCCTTTCATACCAGCAAATCTACAAGCAAAAGAAACTCTTCTAGCACCAGTACCAGACGTTTGTCTACTACCTAATTTTTTACCAGTTTCTTTAGTATAGTCAGATCGCATTTTACGATTTTGTTTTTCGTAAGCTTTTTCTTTTATAGCTGGACCTTCTACTTTATAAGCCATAATTTACTTTCTGTTTTTAGGTAGTATTTTAATTTTTCCATTTTCAGTTCTAGCTCTACTGCAGCTATCGTTTATACAAGTTCCTGAATAAGTGCCTTTTCCATATTTCCAAGATACTCTTTTTCCTTTTCTACTTTTAACAGGACCGTGTGATTTTTTTGATGGTCCGCCACAATATTTTTTTAATAATGGTGAATTTAACATAACTATATTATTTTGTATTTAGTTTTACCGTTTTCTTTATAAGCTTTTAAACATCTTCTTCTGTTTGCATCTTCAGACACATAGCTTACATGCACCCAATTAGGGTTTTTATCTGTACCAAATTCCCAAATAATCTGATCGAAATCTAAATTATTTTTTATATACTCATACATCTCTGCATTAGTTTTATGACCATAGTTATCGTCTAAGTCAAGTGCACAACCAATACAATGTTGAGAGGTTGTACTTCCGCCAATGGCAGAATTGAGTTGGGGCGAGCGATAGAAACTATTAATAGCGATTGGACCACCCACCCATTTGCGTAGAGGTTCAAACACTTGTTCTGCAATAGTTTTCATGTTAATTAAATCTATTTCTCTAGGTGTATTGTCAATACCAAGCCTAGTTGCCGTGTGAGATTTAATCCCTTCTTTAAGCGAGATGTGTTCACTTATTCTATCACTCATTATAGTGAGTTTTTACTTTGAACTTAAACCTGGGACACCTTGACTCATTTGACTTTTGTAAGTCTTAGTAGTTATTGGTCCTGGGCTGTAAGGTGTTGGAGCTTTTAATACTTGCATACAGTTATCACCATATCTTGAGTTACCTTTTGCTAAAGGTCTTCCTACTTCTGATAAGGGTCCGTCCCATATTGTATTTTGTCCTAATTGTCCTGGTTGTTTTGCCATAATTTAAAATTTATCAGAGTATAAACTATTTACTCCTTGTTGATCTATATCTATTGGTGTAGCTAATGGTGGATTCATTGCTGGTTTTATACCAACAGGATCTAGTTCTTGTGAACTAATCGCTCTACCACTTCTATCTACACTCTCAGGTGTTGTTAATGAAGAAAAGTTTTTCATTTGACCTTTACCCATAAAACTTGGATCTGGTCTAACTGAAATAGCTTCATTTTGTATATCTTCTTTAGATGAATCACTTGAGTGCTTGTGATCTGTAGCAATAGGTTTGTCAGAAGTTGTTTGACTTCCGCCAAGAATACCACCAATACTACTAGCAGCAGTTTTCTTTTTAGATAACTTTGCACCTATAAGAGCACTAGCTATTGAACCAAAAAATGCCATTATTTTCTTTTTTGTAATTTTGAAATAGCTAATTGTAGTTTAGCAATTTTTTTATCAATTGACGAAACTTCTTTTTTTACTTCTACTTTTTTTTCTTTTTTTCCCATGATTATCGG